GGTAATGTTCCACTATAAAACTGTGTAAATAGTACAGTGTTAGTACCAGATGAACCAGCATCTATACGTCTAAATATGCCACTACCTATATATGTCTGATCTCCTACTACTTCTTGACTTTTATCTTTAGCTAAATCTTGAATAAACTTTTCTGTTTTTTCTCTACGTAAACTAGGCTCTTCTACACCAGCAAATCTTTTATTAAATAAATGATAGTAAAGTTGTTTAGTTGCATCTATAGCTTTCTTAGCATTATCATTTGCATCACCTGATATACTAAAACTGTTTGCTGCTATGTTTTTAATCTCACTGGTAGCAAAGCTATCTATAGCTTCATCAAAGTCAACACCGTGAGATGCTATCAATGCGTTAGTAGTTTGTAAAAATGGTGTAGCACCTACTATGTTATTTATTTGTGTTTCACTTAAACCATCAAGTAGTGATACAAACTCATTAACATCGTTTTGTTTTATAGCTTTCATAACTTGTGCTACAGTTGCTTTGTTATTCTCAGTTGTTTGTACATTCAATAACTTTGCAATTCTAGCCTGTGTATTAGGATTACCTTGATTGTTGTAGTATGCAGCTACTAATTTAGCTGTACCTTCATCACCTTCAAACTCACCAGCTCTGTTTTTGCCATCTATTTCAAATAGTTTGCCAGCATCTTCTGCTTCGTTAAGTGTTTTGTTAATATCTTTTAATTTATTATTATTAGATACCCACGCTTCTTTAACACGTTGTACCATAGATGGGTTTTTTGTTGTCCATGCTTCACGTTTTGTGTTACCGGGTCCGATAGGTGACAGCCATTTAAGCTGCTCATCTCTAAACTTTTTCCAGTCAGTTGCATAAGGTTTAGCTGTAGCCATTTCAGTTAGTACAGTTTCTGCTGCTTCCATAGCGTTTACTGTACCATAATGTGATACAACAGCACCACTTTTTGTACGTGTATAACCTGACATATATGTAGACACTATCTGATCGAAGGTATCTTGACTTGGTGAAGCGGAATGATTAGCTTTATCTTGCCTTAATTTTTCTTCATAAATAGCAAGCTTAGATCCTAATACAGCTTTAGCTTGTTGTTTTGATCCTTCTTGTTGAAATAACTGTTGTATTTCTACACCAGCAACAGTCATAGGATCTATACCAAACTGCTTTAATAATTCTTGACCACGAAAGTCGTATAGATCTGCTGTGTCGTATGGGTTTTTAGCTAAATCATTTTCACTAATATAAGTTTGTAGTTCAGTAAAAATCTGATCTTGTCTATTCCTAATTTCTTTAGCTACTAATTTTTGAGCATAGTAACCGCTGACACGAAAAGTATCTCCTAAGTAATCAGCTTGTTCTATGTCATTTGCAAGCATTGCTTTGTTACGTCTGTCTTGCAACCCTTTAACAGCCTCTTGATTCATTGTAGACATAGCTTCGCCAAATGAATCAAATGCACCATTTGCTTGTAATTGACGATACTGCTCCATGCCGGATTGTATGTCGTTAAACTTTATTAATCCTGATGCAAGGTTGCCTAAGTTTTGGGCAAGCTTTGGTGACAATTCAGCCCACATTCTAGCTTCAGCTGCTTTTTGTTTAGCTAAAGATCTTTTGTTTTCAATGTCACGCTTTGCCATAAGCTGCTGGTTTTCTAGTTCCAGCTGCTGTCTATTCATTTCTAGCTTCTGTATTGAATTTCTGTTAGCTTCTTCATTTTTAAAACTTCTCCGTAGATCAGTAAGCTGAGATTCATCCAGTTGCTTTTGCCTTGCTCGTTGTTCTTTCAAGGCGTTGATTTCAATATCAGATTGAAGCCGCATGTTTTGTAACTCTGCGGCTCCACTGATAGTTAAGTTTTGAAAGCCACCTCCTTGGAGTTGCTTCTTAAAACCTTTTGCCATTAGCTGTTGTATCCTCTGTATGTAGCGTATGAATTAAATGCACCACCTATAGATCCAGCAATACCACTAATAGTGCTACCCCATACTGCATTAGCTGCTGCACTGGGAGATGCCATGGCTCCTAAGACTGGCTTAGGTCCAAAGTCATACTCATCATATACCCGTGGATACATAAAGGTTGCTTGTGGTGTTGGTAATGGTTCTATTGGCATTGGCAATATACCGGGATCTAACATCTTAGCAGCGTATGCTCGTAAGTCTGCTGCTGTTCTCTCCCTACCTATAGATCCTAATGCGAACTCAGTATTTGCTTCGGCATTAACCATCTGTGCATTTAACATAGCTATTTTACTACCATACTGTAATGCTGTAGTAGCTGCTAGTTTGTCTGCTGTTCTTCCGGTCTGACCTCGTGCTCGTACTTTACCTTCTGCCATTAAAGATTCTATATATGCTTCGTTAGCATCAAATGCTGCTTCTTGTTTAACTTCATCTAACTTTGCTATCTCTTGTTCAAAACCCCTTACGTGAGCCATGTCATTAAGTGTTAGCTGATCTGCATAGATCTGATTAGATCGTTGAAACTGTGCTTGATTTGATGCTTGTTGTCTGTTTCTAATCTGTAGGTCATAGCTATACTGTCTTATATTAGAGGCATCTCTAAATGAAGCTAGCTTACCTTCTTGTTCTGCTTTAAGTTCTACTTCTTGTACCAGATAATCTCGTTGTGCGAGTAGCTGGTCTTTTTTCATTTCCCATGCTTCGGTGTCATATTCCAGCTGTCTTTGTGTAGCATCGTTTTGCAAGTTTGCTTGCTCTTTAGCTGCACTAGCTGCTTTACTACCACCGATAAGAGAACCAGCAGTGCTGATTAACGCACCACCTATTATTGCTCCTATCATTAATTTCTCCTATAAAATCTTGGTGAGTATGTTCCTTCCCACATCATCGAGTTTATAGATACCGGGAATGGTGAGTCGTTAAATAATCTAAGTGTAAAATTATCTGTTCTCTGGTGTATTGGTACTGTAAAAAGTACGTTAGTTTTAAGTGCAATATCGTTAGCTAGGTAGTCATCAGCCATAGCTACAGGATTTAAGTTATACCACTCATCTGTATAAATCAGTATAGACGCACCGTTAGCGGGTGCTGAGTCAAATGTTAATTGTGTGTTACTATTAACAGTAAATGCTGTAGTTACCACGTTGTTAATTTTAACCTTGACCTGATTGGAGTCAATATAACTGATGTTAGATGGGTCCCATGTAAATACTGTGGTAGAACCATCACCTGTATATTCTTTTTTACCTTGACGTATACCCTTTGACTTAAGTTTAAATCCCATCACACCTGATAGACCTACAGCAAACTTCATGCGAGCTATAATAAGCTGTGCTGCAATGTCACTGCGTCTCATAGCATCATCAATTCTATAGTATGTGTTAGGTAATATAACATCAAAGTTATACTTCCAACCTACAATTACGTTAGCTGCTTGTGATGTCAGATCTTTAAAGAATACCTTAAAATATGGATTGCCATCGTCAGTTATAACTTCTGGGGTTATAGTAAATCCTGATTCAATAAACTGTCCAGTAGCTGTAGTACCTTTAATTATCAGTACAGGTGTGAGATCTGTAACATTAGCCCAAGGTATATAGCATTTAGAAAAGTTATTCGTACTATCGTATGCTACAGAAGTAGCTGTTGCATATAGATCTATACAAGGATTAATCTTTTGACCATCGTTGTTAACAATAATAGCGTCTTCTGGACTCTGACTTAGACTAGCTTTACTGAGTGTAAACTGATTACCTTGCTTAGTAACAGCAAAGAACTCATCAGAGTCTACAGCAATAGCCTGTACAGTACCCGGTAGCTGCCAGTTAAACCATGCTTCTACAAGGTTTTTCTCTCCATCACTATATGTACGGAAGAAGTAAACATATCTGGACGACTGTCCTGACATAGCTATAAACTGGTTCTGAGCACTACCTATTAGAGTGTCCATATTTGCTGGAACCCACTCGTTTACGACTCTACCAACGTCGAGTACCTGTGGGTTTTCATCCTGACCACGAGTAACCATAGAGAATACACGTGTATAACTGGGTGTTTTACTTATAAAGTTTATGTTTGTACCTACGTCTACAGGGTCAACTTCTGTATCTGTTTCATAGTTAGATATCGAACGTATGATTGTAGATGTTGGTGTAAGTATACCGTCAGCAGCAAACATCATAAACTGTTGACTTTGACTAAATAGCACTAGACCCTGTGTGGTAGGTATCACAGCGTGTAGAGCTGCTGGTCGTATTGTAGATGTACTTAAATCAATAGGGTCTGCAGCTGTAACTGTTTGTGCAGATGTATGATAGAAGTTAAAGAACTTAGCTGACTGGCTAAGTGATACGTTATCATCTGATAGAAACCCAAGTCTGTTACTGTGGAAGAAGGACTGTTGTATCTTCTTACCTACAAACGAGGGATGACTGTTTGTCTCATCATCACCTACTTCACGTTCTGTCCACGTTACACGACGTAACTGGAAGTTATTAACAGAAGAGTTGATGAGTTCGTGTGGCATAGTTGCTGAGTCTAGACCCGGTGACTTACTAGGATCTCTTGTTTCTTTCCAGAAACCAGTACCTGATGTACCGTTGTCTGCAACAAACTTAGCAAAGTATGTATCTTTATCAGATGTAGTATTAATGATCTTAACTACGTGGTCTTGAAAGGACTGAGCTGGTAGCTGTGATACGTTATCAACTTGGTCTTGGAAGACACCTAGCTTACTGTTATCAAGTCCACCTTTTGCAGATATAGTAAATGCAGTACGTGTACCACTGACAACTCTGTCAAGCTCAAGTGAGCCTACAAATTTTGTTACTGTCAAACCTGATATATTTAATCCGTCGATAGCAGTTTTAAGTCCAGTTAGTACTTCGTCGTAACCATCGTTTGTCTGTGCTGTATACGTAACAGTGCTTCCGTTAATTGTTACAGAGTACTGGTCTATATTTACACCACTTGTAATACCTACAACTGCACCTGACAGTACAAGTGTAGCTCTGGTGTTAGCTATAAATGTAGGGTCAGCTTGCTTGTCAGCTGTGATAAGATTGTTAGTTATGATAGATGTATCTTGTACAGTCAGTATATGATAATTAGTACGTGCTCCTGTAAGGTATGCCTGTGCCCCTGTACCGTACGTTACGGTAGCAGCAGCCCCAGTTATGGCATTCCATATAAAAATACCTCCTGTAGAGCCTCCTGACGCTGGTGTGATACATCCTATATATTTTTCTGTTGCAGTTCTAGCAATGTAGAACCATTTAGAGCTGTCATATGTAGTGCCAGTACCTAGATTAGAAATCCATTGCATACCCGGTCTTTTAGTCAGACCAAAGGTAGGGTCAGGATATCCGTTTAAGCATTCCTCAACTTGACCGGGAAGTTTTTTAGTGTCTGCTTGTCTAGATACTCCACCAAGATAGTTGTCAACTCGTTGAGTTACTGCTGGCATTATCGTTGTAAAGCGTGAAATGGTTGATAGCTTTGATAGTAGTTCTGTTGACCTTGTGGATGACCGAACATAGTGAACTGACCTTGTTGTGTTTCGTACTCCATAGCTAAAGCTCTAAGCAAAGCTTCTTGTTTCTCTAGCCTGATAAACTGATCGTCGTCACCTATGATCTTACTTGATACTAAGGTAGCGGCTCTGGCTTGTATGTAGTTTCGTATTGGTTCTGGTAAATCTACCCAGTCAAATAACCATACAATGTCAACCTCGATAGGGTTGCTGTGTGTCCACTTGTATGTATGATTCTGTCTGTCATACAGTTTACCCTGTCTGCGTATACCATCATGTGTGGTATTGTTAGCATTCTCTGTTAACTTTATCTGTAGTATGTTGTTTGGTATCTCTATTTCATTATCTGCATTAGGTGCAAACTCATAGTGATACTCTTTGTTAAATGTCCATCCTTCAGACTGTACCTCTCGTGACACCTGTAACAGTGTAGCATAGGCAATCGCAACGTCCGGGTTGGTTTGGTCTAAAGTGGTTACAGGAGCTTGACCACATGACGACAATATATGGTTAATAGCTGGTAGCTCTTGTGTAGCGTTTGTGGTTGGAAAAGGCATAATTATAAATAAGAAAAGGGGAGAATGAACTCCCCGTATTAACTCGCATTAGAATGCAGCGTTACCGGATGATCCGACAGCAGCACCAGCGATTAGTTCAACAGCAGCAGCTGGGTTTAAGTAGTCTGCACCCATGGCTAGTCTTCCTAAGATTACGTCACCTTGGTATACTACTGAAACGTCTCCAGATGTTACCTGTACTTGTGGACCGATTGCTTCTACACAGCCTGCAGCTTCCTTCTGGAAGATAAGTCCGCAGCTGTTTGCAAATTCAGTCTCTTCACCGTACTCGTTGTTGATACCAGTAACATCGTTAGCAGCATCTTCAACAGCTTCACCTACAAATGAACCTACGTTTCCGGGGCTTGTTACACCGGGGTTAGTTGCAGATGCAGAGCCATACTTAGTACCATACTGACTGAAGAATGGAATGTTCATTGACTTGTAGATCTTGATGCCTGCAATTTCAATGATTCCGTTACCAGACTGTAAGGCTGTACCTTGTGTGTCTCTGTTGACAAGTCCGTTAGAACCAACAGCTTGTATTAGTTCGTAGTATTGTCTTGGGTTTAGAACACCAACTCTACCATCAGTAGAAACACCTTTCTCATCTAGAGCTGCAGCAGCATCGTAGAAAGCATTGATTAATGCAGATGAGCTGTATGCGTCAGATGCTTGGTTGTTTGTACCAACTCTGATTTGTGTTCCGCCGGGCTCAACGAAGCCTGACTTAGTGATTGGAGAAGCAGCCCTAGCACCACGAGCGATTGCTCTGAATACTAAACGGTCATACTTCTGAGCAAGAGCATATCCAATCTTCTTGGAGATCTCTCCTCTTAGTTCATAGTGAGCAAGTGTCTCATCTAATTCATAGACAAATGCTGAACTGATTAGAAGGTCATCAACTGTGATGGTCTTCTCAGCTACTGGAGGTGCTCCATCGGAGTTACCTAGTATGCTGTTGCCGGGTGTATGATACTCGGCTTTTGTGTGTCCTGTGTAGATGAACTGAAGACTCTTACCGTTAGTAAGTGTTCTCTTCATTACAAGGTCTCTAGCGATTGCATTGTGCTGGAAGCCTTTAAACATCTCTCCACTGAACAACTTTAAATACAGGGCTCTAGCGTCGCCTGTACTATTAGCCTGACCCGGACGAGTTAGACTCGTGGTCAGTGTGCTATTCTGTTGTGCCATTGTTATTGGTAAAGATTATATTGCTTTCCTGTACAGAATTTTTCGGCCAATTTTGTGTGTCTATCCACACCGTCTAGACGGCATAAGGTGTCCTCGTAAGGGCTTGTGCCAATGGCAGGGGAGTCCGACTCTGAGGTGCTCCCCGGCTGTTTAGTAAGAAGGAGTCTCTAGTTGAGCATCTTCTTTCTTTT